CTATTTCATTGGACGAGCCGATTGAGGCCGCGCCCGAATGGCTTACGGAACTCACGCTTCAAGAGAACTTTCATCACAATGGCGACAACCAGATCAATCAGTCTGTGACAAACATGTGGGGAGATGTCGTCGATGGCCGCGAAGCCTACATGGTGCAGCTTATACTCGGAACGCTCAGAACCTGGTGGGCAGAAAAAGGTAAACTTCCAACGCTTGAACAGCTGATAGAAGACGCCTGGCCCATCTACGAATACAAGGTTGCAAGCAGATCGACGTCGCTCGATGACGACCAGCGCGGAAGAAAACTGTTTGAACAACGCGCGAATTACCAGTTAAAACGCGCGGAGCGCGGCCAGCTGCGAATACTCAACGAGATCGAAGCTGGCTCCGAAATACCTGACGCTGCACTTCCTGTTGCGGCAGAAGGTAGGGAGAGGAATGGTTTGCCGACCGCCTCTCCCGTTTTAAACATTTCAGATTGGGGGATGGATCGGTACGCTGGCCCAGCCCCCGAAATGGAATTCCTCATCGATAACATCTTGCCGGTACGTGTTCCTGGTTTGCTTGCAGCGGTCGGTGGACTGGGAAAATCGTACATACTGCTTGATTTGTGCATGAAAGTCGCCGGTGGCGATCAATCGCTGCACAAAGAGCAAGCCCTCGGTGGGACGATATTAAAAAACGGAAAAGTCGTGTTTCTAGGAGCCGAAGATAGCGCGGACAGTATACACCGGCGTATTGAAAGCATCGCAGGGCCAAACCTGGCGGAACGCGCAGCCGGTAACTTGTTCGTCGTCCCCTTGCCAGATGCCGGTGGGCCTGTCCCGCTAATACAAAACGCAATGGGCCAGTACACTGTGACGCCGCAATATTTAAACATCAGGCAGCAGCTGATTGATTTGGGGGACGTGGCTCTTGTAGTCATCGATCCACTCCAAGCGTTTGCGCACGCTGACATCAATACAGATCCCGCAGCAGGCCAATTCTGGTGGACGCTTATGTCCGAGTTATGCGTAGCAACAAATTCAAACGTATTAATCGCGCACCATATGAGAAAAGAAGGCACGTTTTCAATCCGAAAGTCAGCGCAAGCTCGTGAAGCAATACGCGGAACAACAGCTTTAGTTGATGGCGCGAGGTGGGTTTACGGACTTTGGGCTATGCCTGAGAACGACGAAATCATTATCGCGCAGAAGCTTGATTTCGACAGCGGCCAAGGTCAGTGCGTCATGGGTGGCATAGTTAAAATCAACGACGCAGCCGACAAGTCAACGCGAACCTTCATTCGAAGCGAGCAAGGGCTTCTGATCGATCGCACAAACGAAGTTGCGGAGATTTTGGAAGCCTCCACCAAGCTGTCGCGGATGCAGACGGACACAATTCTCGACGAAATAGATAAACGCTGGGGGACGGACGAACCGTTTTCTCACGCTGTGAACACGTCCAGGTCACTGCAAAAATGGATATCCACAGAGTACGCGATGCCTAAACACGCGGCGAAGCAATACGTCCAGGCGTGGCTCGATCAAAAAATCATTGAAAACGTGGTGCATAACAAACAGTCGAAAGCAAAAGGGCTGCGGATGATCCGAAAACTTGATGATGACTGAGCGTGAAAAATGCAAAGAATGTGGTGGCACGGGCGAGCTAGAACGAACGGTTTGGAAGCGTTTCGACACAGCCCTGGAGCCATGTTTCGACGGATACGAAGAATGCAAAAAATGTAAGGGAACAGGTAATGAACTCGATGATGAGTAAATTTAAATCAGAAGAGCAATTGGGTCGCGTGATGATGCTGGCGCGGAGAAAGGAGGCAAAGAAAGACAAGCTGCTGATCCCCGCCGACGCAGGAACAAAGCCAGTAAACCGCCAAATGCCCGAATTCGGCCAGGAGGTTTTAGGGCTGCTGCAAGACGCTGGCGTGGCAACAGCTAAGGATTTAGAGCCGCACACGGACATGACTCATAGAAAAATCGCTCACATTTTGCAGATTTTGGAGCAGCTGAACCACGCAAAACGGCTGACGCAAAAGCGTCGCGAATATTACCCTGGAACCAAAAAGCTCACGAACGGCGCCTGGGTTTATGTGCCGACGAGAGGGCAATATGATGAGTAATTTCTGCGGAAATATCGACACTTCCGTACCAAAAACTGCGGAAGTAACACGGTTGCGCTATACGATTTCTGCGGAAGTAGCGCTAAAACAGCTGTTTTTATGCGGAAGTAGTGCGGAAGTAACCCCGGTTTTTGCGGAAGTGAGTTACGGAAGTAAACTCCCATACCCTATATGCACATTACTTCCGTGGTTTCGGAAAGTAAGTGCATGGGCATGGATGGTATGCGGCTCGATTAAAAAAGGAGGCTCAAATGAGTGGCTCTAGTTATGCGCGTGTGAAACGAAAACCAAAAAAATCAGAAGCGGATCAAGGTTACAAAGCGCCGCCGATGTTCAGTGAAAAGGGAGACGATACCGCGATGGCCGCAATCAATAGCGTCGACCAGGTGGCGCGACAGCTGGAGCAGCGGTTTGGCTTGGGGAAGTTGGAACGACTAGCCGCGCCAAAATTAGCCGTTGCGTTTGAACAAGCCAGGCAAAACTTCAACGATGCGATCCAGGGCGATGACAGCAGCTACCTGGTGCAAAAAGCAAACAACCTTATTGAAGGCTGGAAAGCTTTGGAACGCTCCGCGATTAAAGAGGGACACAAGCCGCAAAGCAGCAAGGTGTGGGAGTTCTACGCTCCAGCGGATGTTGGAGGTCAAAAATACGCGATTGTCGACGAGGTGAGCGATGCGGCCAGCGTCGAGGGCGATACGCGGATATACACGCTCGATGAAGTGGCGCGCGTAATCATTGGATGGGAAAACACAAAGCTTGGATTAATGGCAGCAGCAACAAAACAAAACTTTCCAGACGCACAAATCAAATCAGTTAAATATAAAAAAAATGAGGTAATTGACGATGAAATCCCATTCTAGCACAGAACGCGAAGAAATTATAAGCGACGCAAACGAAGCAATAAGCCAACAGCGAAATTTGGAATATGGTGAGCCGCGCGAAAACTTCACCCGCTGCGCAAAAATGTTTGACGCATATCTCGGCGGGAAGGAAAGCGTCCAGGCGCATGACGTGGCGGCGTTCGGTATTATGCTCAAACTGTCCCGCATCTCGCACGATCCGACAAAACGTGATGGCTGGCTCGACGTTATTGGATACGCAGCATGCGGGTGGGAGGTTACAGAAAAGGGCGCTCCAGTGGAACGCCCTGTTGTTGATAATCGATGGGAAGATGTCGAGGGCTAGGCGTCCTGGTAGCTCCTAACCTGGTCTTTAACTCGATCTATAGTCTGATCCGAAAGGCCAACACTTGCCACCCTTGCCGCGTTTAAATGTTCAACCTTTTTTTCTTCAGTCTTAGCATCTATCGCCATGCACAGCGCAAGGCGAAGGCTTGTTATTGCATCGACTTGGAAATCTTCGTTTGCCAAAATGTTCATTGTGCTGCTCCTATTATTGTTTTTTGGGATATTTTAAACATTGCGCGTTTGTGGCGCATAATGCTTTCACCAAGGCTTATTGCCGTCGAGGTGCGGTAACGGCCATCTTGAAGCCACTCAACACACATTGTTCCGTCTACTGCTGACTTGTAAAAGCACACCTTTGCGCTGTCAGAAAAAAAAGACATAATTAGTTTTTCAAGAGCAATATTCATTGTGCTGCTCCCATAACTAAACCGATGTAGAGCAATCCAAAAAGCGCTATAGCTCCAATGAGATCGCCAATAAGTTCTTTTGGATGTTCCGCGTAATCTTGTACCGCTTGTTTTATAATATCCATTGTCGTTTCCTGTTTTGTAAATTCTGATTTGGTAGCCTCGTCAGCGATAGGTTGCCGCCTATCGGACGCCCCAGAATAAGGGGCGTTTCGGCTTTTGTTTGTTACCATTTAATTGCAAATTCCTCTCCGTCCTGGTCGTAACCAGCCGCATCAGCGCCAATGTCTTCCGGGTATTTTTCTTTCAAAACTTTATAAAGTTCATTTTTATTTGCTGCTTCAACGTTGTCTTGAAACATGCCGTTTTCTCCATCGATAACGATCTCATAGCTCTGCATTGGTTTTACCTTTCTTAGCGTTGCGTTGACCTCTGCGATTAAATCTTCAAGGTCAGTCTGGCGCTCCCCAGTCTGGGAAGCGCTGCCGTTGTCAAATATGTCTAGTTGGTAGTTCATGATGCGGCGTCCTTATTTAATTCCTGGCCAGCGGCAATTAATTGCGCAGCCGTGCCGCCTGTGTTGATGATCTTTAGATCGGCTTTCTTGCGATCCCAGTAGGTGCAATCTGCTTCCTCTTTGACCGCTGCTCGCGTGTAGTCGCCGAACTCGTCGTAAAACGTGCCGGTTTCTTCGTCGCGGACGAATAGCGTGTAATAATTAGCCATCACATCGCCGCCAGTTCTTGAGCGTGTGACTGTATAAGCTCGATGCTGTGCCAATTGCGTACATCGCTACGGTTGCAGGAGCGCTCTGTGATGTGCCACTCAATGCCTTGCTCTTTTGAGGCTGTGTGCAGCTTGTACGCGTCGCAATCCTCTTCCAGTGCAAACATAAAGCCGCCATCGATTACCGAGACATATGAAAAGTGCGTAAAGTCGTCAGCCGATAGGCCAACCGCTTGAACGTCGGCCT